AGAATATTTTTCTTGTTGATCCTCATCACGAGTTTTTGATTTTGTTACGATTCTAGCTATATCTTTAACAGATGATATTAAGTATGATTCAATTGCTTCACGAAGTGGACCATAACTATCATATGTTACTCTTTCACCCCTTCTCATTTTAGCAAACATAAATGCCGTTACATCACTTCTGAATCCGTCGCGAGAAGAACCTACAATACCAATCTGCTCTTCAATTGTTTTAAGGAAGTTTTCGTCGGGTTGCATTTCCTCTTTTGTAACTTGGTCTTTTAGTTTTGAGTGAGTTGTGTATGCCTCTGCATGATCGAGATATGAATCAAATAATGATTGTGCTTGCTCCGAATATGCCGATATAAACGCCTTCGCAATTTCAGTTTCAAGAATTTTTAGGTACTCATCTCTTACTACCTTTTGTAGCAACTCAAGGAATCTACTTCTATCATCTTCGTTTATAACCTGCTCTGAAACTTGTGTTTGGAGAGCATGTATAACTGAAATGGGTGTAACTATGTTATTATCAGAATCTGAAAGTGCATTATCAATTGCTTTCATAATAAAACGAGTTGAAATTCCTTTCATTCCTTCGTCGCGTGATTCATTACGAAGATCATTAATATCAATCTTCTTTACTCTTCCTTTTTCTATTACATCATCACCATTATAAATTTTCATTTTAGTAAGAATATCACACTTGGCCGACTCTTTTAAGCGGCTCATTACAGAAAACATCGATGCAACTCTTAGTGTATGTGGAGCAACATGGGCCCCGAAATCACTCATTCCAAGCATTTTTTCATAAATTCTTTCTTCTTGGCTTACTTCAAGCACGTATGGGACGTTAATTTTTACAATTCGATCCATAATCGCTTCATTTGTATGCTCACTTTGGAATTTATTCCACTCTGATTCGTTTGTATGCGCAAGAATAATGCCATCAAAATAAATCATATTATTTTTACCTGGACTTGGAACCTGCTTCTCTTGGGTTGCAGTGATAATAGTATGTAAGAATTCAATTTCATTCTTAAACATCTCTACCATTTCTACGATGCCACGATTACCAACGTTGAATGCACCATTAAGCGAAAGCACCCTTGGGTCATCCTCTGGGTAAAGATCAAGCTTAGAGATATCTTCTGTTCCAATAAGAACAGAAATATCCTGAGAATTTGCATCCATTGGTGGAACAGCGGCCAAACCTCTTCGGGCTCTTTCTGAAAATGATGCTGTTTTTACTGGAAACTCTTCATATTTTGCATCATATTCATTTAATAACTTATATCTGCATACAGGGCAAAGATCACCCTCAATTTTTACACCTAACATTTCTTCAAATTGGTCCCTGAGGCTTCGTGGGACCAAATGTAAGGGTTCTTCCCTAATTGGACAACCTTCTAAATAGTAAATAGGAGCACTCATTTCAAGGGCTCTTTTGATATGATTTGTTACAGCTGACTTTCCAGCGCCAACTGGTCCCATAAGTAATAATACTTGACGTGATTCTTCACCCTTGTGAGCTGCAGAGTTTAAAAATCTCATTATTTTGTAGATTGTTCTTTCATTTCCAAAAAAACTATCCTTAAAATAATCATATATTTTTACATCATCATTATCAAAAATCTTTCTTTTCCGACCTGTCTCTGGATCAAGAGCTGATATTCCCTTGCTTTCAATAGATTTTACAAGTCTTTTATGTGCGAGGTCGCATATTTCTGGGTTCTTTTTAACAACGTCAAGATATTCTAGAAAAGTACCGTTAAACTTTTCCTCTTTTTTAATATTTCTCTGCTCTTCAATAAGCTTTAGAAAATCATGTTTTTTAGCCATTTATATTACCTCATTTCCTTTACTATAAATAATACATCAAACCCAATAAAAAATAAAAATACAAAAATTTTTAAATTTCCCAGGGTTCTTCTTCAATAATCGTCTCTAGCTTAACTACATCTTCCCATATCTTGGCGACGTTGTTAACAACTACATTGGCGTAGTTTAACTCTAGATCTCTGCCATCATGATCATGACCAAGAACTAACGACCCGCCAGGTTCTAAAATTTCAACAAACATTTTTGGGATGCCCCCAACACCTGTTTGTTTTATAAGATTATTCTTTACAGTTTTCCAGCCATCTTCATCAGATATTTCATCAATAACAAACGCTTTCTTTTTTCTGTTTTTAGAATAAGAAAATAAATTAAGATCAATCATTTGATCTAGGTCAAGGTAGTTTCTTAAAAATGATTCATCGTGGAATACCTCTCTAATCATAAATATTTCATCTCTTCCTAATTCTTGATCAAGTTTTTGAAACATTTCAAATCCAAGATGGTAAGGGTTGATTCCGCCAACATGCGGACGAATAACTTGATTATGTGATTTAATGAAAGGCAAATGCATTTCAGTTGGTAGTTTAAGCTCATTCATTATTGTATAGTGCCAATAAGAAGCCCAGCCTTCATTCATAATCTTCGTTTTAATTTGTGGTATAAAATATAAAGATTCCTCTCTTACAATATTAATAACATCTAGTTCCCAATCACAAAAATGTTTTCCTTGCTCCATAAAAAATGCTAATAAATCGTATTCTCTTTTTAGTGGTATTTGATTAATATCTACACCAATATCCTCACCATCTTTTAATCTTTCACTTAATTCATCTCTTACATCACTGTATGACATTCTTTCAATGCTGTTTCTATTTACTTGATATTTTATTGAATGCAAGCTATCTAATAATTCTTCTACTTTATCGATCCCAATACTGGGATCTTCCATATAACTTTTTATTCTTTTCTTTGCATTTCTAAATTTTGATACAGCTGAGTCAGGTCTTGTGTTTGCAAATGTAAGATTATTTTTAAAGAAATCACTATGGCCAATACAATGTGCCATAATAAGAACCTGTAAATACAGGGGATTTTCTTTCATAAGATAGGCAATTGATGGGTTACTATTAATAATAAGTTCATACGGTAATCCAGACTGACCATGATTATACATCTGATGTGTTCTTTCAAATGATTTACCATAACTCCAATGATCGTAATGTGAAGGAAGTCCATGATAACTCATATGTCCTATCATTTCATAATAATCACAAATATCATAATTTATAGGAAACCAATCTAATCCAAAATCTGCTGCAACATTACTAACTCTTTCATCCCATTCTTCTAATTCTTTTACAGTCCAATCAGACATTATAACTCTCCACCAAACAATTTAACAAATGCAGGCCAAATATCATCTTTAGATTGCATAAGCATTGTTTTAAATTTATTATCAACTAGCGGAACATATACATTCATCATTGTATTACCACCACTCCAACTAAGCCATTCTTGCTGCCCTTCAGGCTTGATTTCAATGAAACCATACATTTGACTTTTTTCTTTTAATCGTTGTGTAAAATCCAAAGCCTTAGCGTTGTCCTCTGACCAGTTATCACCATCTGAACCATGAAATGCATAAATATTCCAGCTCGACGGATGGTATCTTTTGTTCATAATTTCTACAGCCAGCTCAGGAGCAGAAGAAATAAATGTACCGCCGCTTTGCCCGCGAGAGAAAAACTCCTCTTCTGTTACTTCCTTTGCGACAGTTGTATGTGCTATAAATACAACCTCTATTTTATCATATTTGTAGCGTAAAAACTGATATAAAAGAAAAAAGAATGATCTTGCAATAAATTTCTTTTGTGTTCCCATTGATCCTGAAACATCCATCATAAAAAATATAACAGCATTACTATTTTCTTTTGGTGTTTCTGTTATAAACTTATATCTTAAATCATTTTCATGAAACGGAAATCTCTCTTCATCTTCCTCATTATATGTTCCAGCTCTTTTAGCTGCATTTTTTCTTCTTAGCTTTCTTTTAAGTGTTTCTTTTTTATCTAATCTCGGCCTAATTCCTTGATTTCTATACCCATGACGCTTCATTTTTTCGCCAATAATATTAGTAAATCTTTTCTTTTCAAGGTCAGGAAGATTAAGCGAATCAAATAAATAAGCAGCAAGTTCCTCTAAAGAGATTTCTACATCATAATATTCTTCACCTGACTCATCACCAGGCTCGTCTCCGTCACCCGGCTTTTTTTTGTCTGCTTTTCCTATTTGCTGCCCTTTACGTATGTTTTTACCTGGTGCGGAGCCAACCTGTTTATTTGTATCATTGTCGCCATATACAAATCTATATTCTTTTATTCCCTTTACAGGGATTTTTATTTTTTTCTTGCCATCTTGCCCAATAATAGATTCATCTGCAACTATATCGTGAATTCCCTCACGTATGGCTTTTTCTATTTTTTTCTTATGGCGTGAGCGATCAGATGCAGATCTATCGGCTGTTGTTTTATGTTCCTTAAAAATACTCATATGTTATTATAACTTCTTATATTGAAATTTAAAACTTTAAAGTGCATTAGCTATTGCTATATTAACCATCTCCTGATTATATCCACGTATATAACTATTCATCATCATCTCTTTATCAATAAAAAAGAATGTAGGCCAGCTGGAAACATTAAACCCTATTTCGCTATTTACATCTATTATTTCTTCTCTTGGGGCAGCAAGAACTGGTGAGTTTAATCCAAAATGAGATACCCATTCTGCAAGGTCTTCTTGGCTAGGATCATCACCTGTCCAATTTTCAACAAGCAATGTTATATAAACAATATTATCATTTTCAAATAATTCAAGAGCGGCTGGTATATCATATGCAGCCTGTTGGCAGTAATAGCACCACATTGTAGAAAAATCTAAAATAATTGTTTTTCCATAAAAATCATATAGGCTTACTTCTTCTGCTTCTTCATTTAAAAATGTAAAATTGCATGTATGGAAGCCTACTTCATAACCACAATCATCAAACTCAATAACCTCTTCTTCATTATTGGTATCACCCAACTCAAAATCAACATTTGTTGGTTCACAACCAACTAAAAATAAAAATATCAAAAACATCTTAAACATTAAATTTTCTCCATTCATATTTACTTCTATTTTCTAAATAACCATCAACAACATCGTACATATATGCCTCCTGTTCAAATCTAATATTATAATAAGCCTCTGCTTTACTTCTATATTTTATTAAACCTTTTATCCAATCATACAAATATAAAATTAAAAAACCAACTACAAATAATTCATTGTATTGTTTAATATGAATTGATTCATGACGAATAACTCTTTCATCTCCATCATCCCTAATAAATATAAATGGCCAAAGTGTAATAGCATACACATTTATCACTAAACTCATCATTTTTGGAACTTTACTATTTTTAACGATTATAGGTTTCATTTAGATTACTCGTTTTCACCATATTTATAAATATGCTTTTAAAAATAGTAAAGACACTACTTGCCGTTATATTAACTCTGACTATATGTTGTATTGTGTACACAGATACAAAAAAATCAGAAACGTTTATACTAAATAATGTAAGAGAGTCTTTTGTAAAAATAATTGTAGAAAACGAAATAATAATAACATCATGTTCAGATCAAGAAATGATGAGTGACAACTGTGATCTATCTTCAATTTCAGCTGAAGGATATCAAATATTTGGATCTGGCATCATTATTAAGCATTTTGGAGAAAATTATATTTTGACTGCAGATCATATATGCAATCAAACGATCGACGGTGCTGTTATTACACCCGACGGAAGAACAGGCATGATGTTATCTTCACCCTTTGCAATGACCTTAAATGGTATGTTACACAAGGTCGATATTGAAAAACAAGATCCAATAAATGATTTATGCTTATTAAGTTTCGAGAGAAGTGAAGAATCAGTTGGGATAGAAATTTATAATAATAATTTAATTCCTGGTGAAAGAGTATATAATTTAGCAGCACCTCATGGAGTTTTTGATCCGGGAAATGTATTGATATTTGATGGGTTTTATACTGGAATAACACCAAACGCTAATAATAGCATGATGTTTTCTATTTATGCAGAGCAGGGTAGTTCCGGCTCCGCGATAATAAATAATAAAGGTGAGTTAGTTAGTATAATACACTCTACGTTAACAATAGTAGATAATGTAGCTATCGGCGCAAATTTAGATGAAATAAGAGAGTTTTTAAGTGATGAATAGAAAATTATATATTGATAAAAATTTAGATAAATGTGTTAGTAATTGTGAAGTTGCCAAAAGATTTATTAATTTTTGTGGTGATAAACTAGAAATAGAATGTGAATATGAGGTTTATATTGTTGAGGATCGCCCAGAGCATAATATAACAACAACAGCATATTACGACCCAAACAATAAAATAATAAAAATATATGGAAAAAATAGAGCATTTGTTGATGTATTACGTTCAATAGCACACGAGATGACTCACATGCGTCA